TTATGCATCGAACTTTTTGTTAGTAGTATTATTTTCGTCGTCCATCATATCACTTAGCACGGCAAAAGCTTGGCTCAGCGGCACAGCCTTAGAAGTCCAGTTTTTCAAACTAAACAAGTTGGAAGATTCATCAAACACATCAAATTCGTCTGTCCCATCAGTGATTTTCTTCAAGTACAACATTTCTATCAAATACAAAGCTCCCAAGATATTTAGTACATTCTCCTGCTTTGCTTGCTTCAACTGCTCATAGCGGTTGTGCTTGACATCTGTAAATGCTCCCCACCATTGCAACGACTGTGCGGGCTGGGTAATATCCCAATTCATAAACGGTTGTATTTCGATATCGTATTCCTGTACACTGATTTTTTGATTTTTTATATCCGGTGTGTTGGTCAAAATATACTGTGCATAGTCTGCAACCGTTTTTCGATCCGTTGTATTGAAACCGCAAAACTCTTTGAATACAGTATCCAACTCTGCCCCTATGGCTTGAATTAAGAGGGCATATCCGTTAGAAAATGCATCAAAATTGTCCTCATGTAGTTCTACAAACTCTATTGATTCAACAAAACGCTTTTCGAGCATTAAGTAGTATTTCCAATGATTCTGACTAAGTTCTTTTCTATTCATGTTTGTCCCTTTCTTTGTATATTTTTGCACTTGCTTCCTTTTTCAAAGCCGCCTGGTCCATTTCTTTTTCATAAACTCCCTTGGCATAGGCTACATTGCTCAATGCCCGGAGCATTTTATCTTTTGCCAGCTTTTTCATAACCTCCGCAAGATCAGTGGCCAGAGTACCACGCTTCACATAGCGGTTTATGGTATTCAGTCGCTTTTCATAAATCTGTTTTACCGGGTGATCGTCCGCAAGCTCCCGTTGTTCTCTGCCTTTCAGGTTGCCGATCTGCCGACAGGTGCGGCGCAGCTTGTCGCCCGGTGCAAACCCACCACAGTATTTGGTGTGCCTTGCATTGGTGGTGAGGAACCATTTGCCGCAGATTTTGCATTTCTTCGGTGCATGACCAACACACAGGCCCTCAAAGAGATCAGACCGGAACATCCCTACAAAGGATACATAGTGCATCCGCTTGACCAGCTTTGCTACATCCTCGCTGGGACGAATGGCGGATACATACTGAACGGAATTGTTCAGGGTAGACATCCAGGCACTGCCCTCCGTGATGGAAAACTCCGGCGGGAAATAATTGCCGAACATTCTGGCAAAGCCCTCTGCGGTGCGGTCAGCTTCGTTTCCGTCCGATTGTTCTGCAAAATCAAGCATCGCCGTTTGGTATTCCCCAAGGGAGTATGCCAGATGCCCAAACACAGCAGTATAACGTTGGAGTATGATTGCATCAGCATAGTTCGGAACTTCTTCGAACGGCAAGGAATTGGTTGCGGCTTTTATGGCGAACTCCACATATTTCAGCGCATTGTCCGCAGTAAAAACCTTTTCTATCCGTTCCCTGTGCTTTGGTATATCCATATAGGAGAACGGCGGCGTTTTGCTGAGAATCTCTAACATTGTCAATGCAGCTTCCTTTGCCATAGGAAAGAGTGCAGAAGTATCCTGTCCGGCATTCAGCATCCCAAGCAGCAGATTGATTTTCTCGCATTGCTCGTTCATTCTTGTAATAGTATCCGCAGGAACATTCAGCGCATCACAGGCAAGCGTGCCGACAGGGAATGTTTTGCCCTCATATATGACCGTATCCTGCCAGAAGTCCAATGTCATCAATTCTTGGTTCATGCTTACCCTCCTGTCCTGTTTTTTCACTTTCTTAATTGTATCATGCTAATGTAAAGAAATCTACATCTATCAATAAGTTGTCCTGTTTTTTGAAACAGGATTGTCCTGTCATTAGCCTGTTTTTTGAAAAATCCGTCATAACCATAATAGAAGGAGCGAAGCACCTGCCAATCACGGCGGGTGCTTCGTGCTTTCCAGAATATTATGAACGGAGGTTTTCTATGACGATCTATGAAACCATCAAGGCGGCAATCAGCGTCAAGCAAGCCGCCGAACACTACGGACTGAAAGTGAGCCACAACGGCATGGCTTGCTGCCCGTTCCACAACGACAGGCATCCGAGCTTGAAGCTGAATGAGGACTATTTTTTCTGCTTCGGCTGCGGAGCCAAGGGGGACGTAATCGACCTTGTGGCAAGGCTGTTCGATCTGAGCAGTTATGAAGCAGCGCAAAAGCTGGCTGCGGACTTTGGACTTGACCCAAAACCGCCCACTGCCACAGCTATGGTCAAGCCGAAGCGTCCCTATATCCGTCAGTTCCGGGAGGATGAAATGCTGTGTTTCCGGGTGCTGACGGATTATCTGCATTTGCTGGAAGATTGGAAAGTACGATACGCACCCAAGACACCGGAAGATGCTCTGGATGACCGTTTTGTGGAAGCCTGCCAGATGCACTGCTATATCGAATATATGGCAGATGTGCTGACGGTGGGTGATTTGGAAGAACGGGTGGCATTGGTGGACAAGCTGATGCAGGACGGCAAAAATGCTTTTCTGCAAGAGTACATCACACGAAAGAAAAAGGAGGTGGCGCACCATGGCGAAGAACCGGAAAACGCCTGATATGAATTTGCCTGTCTGGTTTAACGGGCAGAACATCAACGAAGCTCTGTTTTGTGAAGAATTTCTGCAGGAGCGCAGAATCATCTTCGCAAACGGAGCTTTTTTCACGCCCGATGGTCGAGTGACGGACGATCTTCCTCTGCGTGGGGAGATTTACGACAAGCTGAAATTCTGTGCCGTAAACAATATCCCCCGGAAGATCACCAACATTCTGGAAGTGCTGAAACTGGAAGCGCAAGTGCCGGACTTTCCACCGGAGCAGGATCGGATTCATTTGTCGAACGGTACGCTACTGCTGAACGGCACATTTACCGAGGGCAGACCGACTATCGTGCGAAACCGTCTGCCTGTTGTTTACAATCCTCATGCACCTACACCTGTGACCTGGCTAAAATTTCTGGATGGGCTGCTCCATGCGGAGGACATCCCCACTTTGCAGGAGTTTATCGGCTATTGCCTGATTCCCTCCAACAAGGGGCAGCGCATGATGGTGATTAAAGGCAACGGCGGCGAAGGTAAATCTCAAATCGGTGCGGTGCTGTCCGCTATATTCGGCACGAATATGAAAGACGGCAGCATCGGCAAGATTTCTGAAAACCGCTTCGCCCGTGCTGATTTGGAACACATTCTCCTGTGCGTGGATGATGATATGCGGATGGAAGCTCTGCGCCAGACCAACTATGTAAAATCCATTGTCACCGCACAGGGCAAGATGGATTTGGAACGCAAAGGCAAGCAGAGTTATCAGGGCTGGATGTTCGCCCGATTGCTGGCATTCAGCAACGGTGATCTGCAAGCCTTGTATGACCGCAGTGACGGATTTTATCGCAGACAGCTTGTGCTGACCACCAAGGAAAAGCCAGTGGACAGAGCTGACGATCCCGACCTTGCGGAGAAGATGAAAGCCGAATCCGAGGGTATCTTCCTGTGGGCATTTGAAGGCTTACAGCGGCTTGTTGCCAACAACTTTAAGTTTACGGAGAGTGACCGTATCCGGGAAAACCGGGAAGCGGTCAAGCGTGACAACAACAATATCTTTGATTTCATGGATTCCGAGGGATACATCCAGCGTAAAGCGGATGCGTCCATCAGTTCCAAGGATTTCTATGAAATCTACCGGATGTGGTGCGAAGAAAATTCCCTTGCACCGCTGAAAGCCCGCAGCTTCAGCGACGCCATGATTGCCAATGCCGGGAGATTCAATCTGGAACATTGCAACAATATCACCAACTCTGCCGGACGGCGGGTTTGGGGATTCATGGGAGTGGAAGCCATTGCACGACCTCATATAAATGGGTTTTACGGAGATTCGCCGTGTACGTACGTACCGGAGGACATTCCGGAGGAATGGCGGCAGGTCGAGTAAATCCCATTACTGGTACGTATGTACGCAGCAAAAGAGCGTAAAACGCTCGTTATAGAAACAGCACGCATCCTCTCGTTCGGGTTGTTTCTATGTCCACAGGTTTTTGAAAAAGTGTCTGTGGACACCGGCTGCAAGAGGAAGTTGACACAGAACAGCTTCATGCAGACGGGCTGACCATGGGAAAAGGCGTAGACATTTTCGCCTTGGTCAGCAGAGGTCACCGCAGTGACCGCATTCCCCCTCGGGAGAGCCCTCGGAGAGCCCACGGCACTTTGCAGCCAGTATGGATGAAAGTGTAATAGTGGGTTATTACACTTTGAAAAAGTGCCGTTCTCCAGCCCTCCGCTGTCTGCAAATCTCAAAGAAAGGAAAAATCCAATGGCAAGAAATGATGGAATAGACCGTACCGTAGCCAGAAATCTGGACTTGGAAACACCGGCTGATGTGGCTAAGGTACAGGAACACAATGAGCGTGAAAAGGACAGCTACAGCAATCAGGACATCGTGCCGGAACGCACTTCTCTGAACGTTCATTTCAAAGCACCCACGGACGATTATGTAAAAATGTTTGAGCAGATGGAACAAGACGGCGTGATCTCCACCAGAGGTCTGAAACCGGATGCCGTCAAATACGGCGAGTTGATCTTCGATGTGAACTCCGCTTACTTCTACAACCACGGTGGCTATGAATTTGCAAAAGAGTTCTATGCCGATGCCTACAAAGCCGCCGTGGAGATCGTGGGCGGTGAACAGTATATCCTCTCCGCTGTGATGCACGCCGATGAGCGCAACCGGGCAATGTCCGAAGCTCTGGGCGAGGAGGTGTACCACTACCACCTTCATGTGGTTTATATCCCGGTGGTGGAAAAGCAGATCCTTTGGTCGAAGCGATGCAAGGATGAAGCCCTCCGGGGAACCGTTAAGGAGGTCATCACACAGGTCAGCCGCAGTAAGAAATGGGAGTCCAAGCCGGTGCTTGACGAGGACGGTAATCCAATGTTGAACGCAAAAGGAAAAAAGATTTTGAGGTCATCCTACAGTGTGTTGCAGGATGACTTTTTTCATTTCATGCGAGTTGCCGGATATACCGATCTGGAGCGTGGAGAACGTGGAAGCACCGAGGAACATCTGACTGTGACCCAGTTCAAGGTGCAGGCAGAACAGCAGCGGCTGGAAGCTGTGACCGGGCAGGTGGCACAGGCAGAACAGAATTTGGAGGATGCCAAAGCTGCCACAGCAAAACAGAAAAAGAAACTGGAATCTTTGCAAAAGGAAACCAAGGCGGCAAAGACCATTGCGCTGACAGTGCAGGACATTGAAGCAATGGCAAAAAAGCCACATTCGGAAACAATATCACGCTGACACCGGATGAATGCGACACACTCAAACGCTATGCGGTCAATGGCATTATCGCCAATGCTGACAACAAGCGCTTGAAGGAGAAACTGGCTTCCGCTGAAAAGACGGTTTCCATCTGGAAACAGCGGTATGAAGCAGTAAACGAAAAATATATGGAACTGAAACAGAAAGCCCAGCCTTTTCTGGATGCACTGGAAATTGCATCCGAAAGGGTTCGGGCTTTTATCAATTCTATCCTCATCAGAGGAAAGGAAACGCAGGAACACAAACACCCTGCCCGGAAGTGTGAACAGGATATGGAACTTTGATGGAGGAATCGCCTATTGAAGAAATATTATGAGGAAGCGAAATATAATGCGGCATTTGACCGCTGTGTGGATGTTATGAGCCAGATGCTCCAGAAGTACGGGCATCAGGTTTTGGATAAATTAGAGCAGGATACTCCGCAAACGGTGGAGTGTTCCAAGGATGATAAGCAAGCGCAGCCTTTGACGGATAAGGCTGCGTAAAAATTTACAATTTACACGTTGCGTACTTGTTGCGGCTATGCTATAATATGTACGCAACATGTATTTTTGCTTTTTTGGAGAAAAGACGAATGGATTGTAAAAACAGAATTATTAAGTTGCGTGAAAGCACAGGACTGAACCGGAAAGATTTTTGCAAGCTCGTCCATATTCCTTACCGGACTATGACCGAGTGGGAATTGGACAACCGCCATGCACCGGATTATGTGCTTAGACTTTTGGAGTATTATATCCGCAACGAGGGATTGATGGTAAAAGAAATGAGCGAAGGAGGTGGCGATTCTGAAAAAGAAGCAACTTAAATGTTATCTATATACGAGAGTGTCCACCTCGATGCAGGTAGACGGATACAGCTTGGATGCCCAGCGGGACAAGTTGCGGAAGTATGCGGCATACGAGGATATGGTCGTTGCCGGGGAGTATTCTGACGAAGGATTTTCCGGTAAGAACATCCAAGGGAGGCAGGAGTTTCAACGGATGCTGAACGACATCCAGGACTGCAAAGACGGCGTTTCCTATGTGCTTGTCTTTAAGCTCTCCAGATTTGGCAGAAATGCAGCCGATGTTCTGAACTCTTTGCAGCTCATGCAGGATTTTGGTGTCAACCTGATTTGCGTGGAGGATGGCATTGACAGCTCCAAGGATGCCGGAAAGCTTATGATTTCCGTGCTGTCTGCGGTGGCGGAAATCGAGCGAGAGAATATCCGCACACAGACAATGGCAGGACGGGAGCAAAAGGCTCGTGAGGGCAAATGGAACGGCGGTTTCGCTCCCTATGGATACAAATTGGAAAGCGGAAACCTTGTCATTGCGGAGGATGAAGTGGAAGTAATCCGTGTTATTTATGACCGCTACATCCATACCAATGAGGGCGTTGCCGGAGTTGCTAAATATCTCAACCGCAACGGGTTTGTGAAGAAGCTGCGGCAAAATAACACCATCCCCGGATTTTCAAGGAACTTCGTGCAGGACGTACTGGATAATCCCGTTTATATGGGTAAAATTGCTTATGGCAGACGGAGAACCGAAAAGAGGCAAGGTACAAGAAATGAGATGCACGTGGTCGAGCAGTCGGAGTTCCCTGTTTACGATGGTCAGCATGAAGCCATCATTTCCGAAGAAGATTGGTATCTGGCACAGGAAAAGCGCAAGATCAATTCCTTTAAGCGGGAAAAGGTCAACAATCCAGACCACGCACACATCCTATCCGGTATTTTGAAATGCCCGTGTTGCGGAAAGAGTATGTACGGCAATATTGCCAAGGCGCACAGCAAGGACAAAAAAACACGGTATTATTACTACTGCAAAAATACGGTTACACCTACCGGGCATGAGTGCAGCTTCCGTCTGAATATCGAGCAGACGGAAATCAATAAATTTGTGGCGAAGATTATTTCTGCTATGGTCAACAATCCCCGGTTTGTGGAAGCGATTCAAGCGAAAATCGGAACGGCGGTTGATACAGAGGATATGGAAAAGCAGATCGCCGTTCTGCAAGGGCAGCTAAAGCAAGCCTTTGGAACGAAAAGTCGCTTGGAGCGTCAGATGGATACCTTGGACATCAACGATGTCCACTATGACAGAAAGATTTTAGACTTGCAGCGCCGCTATGATGAGCAGTATGATACCATAGAGGAAATCGAAGTACAGATTGGCGAATTGCAAAGTCAGATCCGCAACATACAGCAGGAGAAGATTTCCGGTGACAATATCTATCGCTTGTTACTGGCATTTGATGAAGTCTACCATTCCGCAACGGAAGCGGAGCAGAAGGAGTTTATGAAGGCCTTTATCGAGCGAATTGAGATGTTCCCGGAGAAAAGGAAAGACGGAAGCTGGATAAAGAAGATCGTATTCAATTTTCCTGTGCCTGTTGATGGTGAGGAAGTGAAAGAACTTCCCTTGGAAACTGAAACAACTGTTGAGACGGTTGTACTTCTTTCCCACAAAAAACCTGACAGCGTAATCAATGTAAAAGTAGAGTTTGGCGAGGGTGAGGGCAAAATTCCTCTTGATAATATTGAAAAGAGAGCAGAAAGTTATAAGCCAAAAGAGCGAGTAACCTACAAGATGATTAAGGAGTATATAGAAGCAAAACACGGCTTCAAGGTACATACCGCATATATCGCAGAAGTAAAACGAGATTTAGGTTTGCCAATGTATGATGCTCCTAATGCGGTAGAGGAATTGAAACAACCGAGGAAACACCCAACACCAGAAAAGGTAGAAGCGATAAAAGATGCCTTGAAACATTTTGAAGTTATCTAATCGTGCGGGCGTATCATTAGAAATAGTGGTACGCCTATTTTTATCCTGATTTGCAGATTTGTTCTTTCTCTCACTTCTGGATATAATGAAGCCAAGAAAGGACGGTGGAAATTATGAGAGATAAAATCTATCACGCATATTTGGATAGCCACGAAAGGCAGATAGTTATACATAGCCTTGTGGAGCTGAAAAATAAACTCATACAGCAAGGCAGATATACAGACTGCGTTGACGAGCTGATATTCAAAGTCGCCAACGCCCCTGTTAAGAGAATGAAAATTGAATATGTCTAAGGCACATTACACCGAGCCGCTTATTCTTATTGATTTTAAGAGTAAGCGGCTCTTTTGCGTTCTCTGATATGGTTACATAGCCGCCTTGACAAAGCGGCTAAATAAATGCGAAAGGAGGACGCACCTATGTCAAATTGCAAAGTGATTGCTCTGACTAATCAGAAAGGCGGTGTCGGAAAAACAACAACGGCGGTCAATCTGGGTGTGGGTCTGGCAAAACAGGGCAAGAAAGTCCTGCTCATTGATGCCGATGCACAGGCTAATCTCACAATGGCTCTGGGCTACAACAGACCTGATGATATTCCCATAACCCTCTCTACCGTAATGCAAAGCATCATAGACGATAAATCTTTTGATGCTTCTGGAGGTATCCTGCACCACGGCGAGGGCATTGACCTGCTCCCGTCCAACATTGAGCTGTCAGGCTTTGAAGTCAGGCTTATCAATGCGATGAGCCGTGAGCGTGTTCTGAAAACCTATGTGAATGAGGTCAGGAAGAATTACGATTATGTGCTTATCGACTGTATGCCCTCTCTCGGAATGATAACTATCAATGCTCTGGCGGCGGCTGACAGCGTGATTATCCCGACACAGCCCCATTATCTTTCTGCCAAAGGTTTAGAGCTTTTGCTTCGCTCGGTGTCAATGGTCAAGCGGCAAATCAACCCCAAGCTGCGGATAGACGGTATCCTTATGACAATGGTAATGCCACGCACCAACATTTCTAAGGAGATTACCGCAACCGTTAAGAGTGCCTATGGGCAGAGGATTAAGGTGTTTGATACGGAAATCCCTCATTCTATCCGTGCGGTGGAAGCTACCGCAGAGGGCAAGAGCATTTTTGCCTATGACAAAAGCGGCAAGGTAGCTGCAGCTTATGAACAGTTTGGAAAGGAGGTGGCAGATATTGGCGAGAAGCAGAGAAAGCAAAATCGAGCTGACTGCATACGATGACCTTTTCCAAACAGACGAGAGCCGTGAAGAAGCAAAGTTAAGTAAAATCAGGGATATACCGATTGCAGAGATTGACGAATTTCCAGACCACCCATTTAAGGTTTTGATGGACGAGGATATGGAACAGCTTGTCGATAGTATCAGGCGAAACGGTGTTATGACCCCTGCTACCGTGCGGCTCAAAGAGGACGGACGGTATGAGCTTATCAGCGGTCACAGGCGTAAAAAAGCGTGTGAGCTTGCAGGGCTTGATACGCTCAAATGTGAGGTTAAGGAGCTGACCCTTGATGAAGCCATTATTGTAATGGTGGAAAGTAACTTGCAGAGGTCAACGATATTGCCGAGTGAGAAAGCCTTTGCGTACAAGATGCGATTAGAAGCAATGAACAGGCAGGGACAACGCACCGATTAACTTCTGTGCCATTGGCACAGAAGTCGGAAAACAAAACTTCCCGTGAGAAATTGAGCGAGATTGTTGGCGAAAGTCAAGACCAAATCCGCCGCTTTATCCGATTGACCGAGCTTGTTCCTGAAATCCTGCAAATGGTGGACGACAGACAGATTGCTTTTCGCCCTGCGGTGGAAATCTCCTATCTGTCCGAGGAACAGCAATACACCCTGCTTGAAGCGATGCAGTACAACGATGCCACCCCGTCACTTGCACAGGCTATCAAAATGAAAAAGTTTATGCAGGACGGAAAGCTGACGGATGAGGTTATCCAGAGCATTATGGAGGAAGAAAAGCCTAACCAAAAGGAAAAGCCTGCCTTTCGTGATGAACGGATAACCAAGCTCATTCCAAAGAATGTCCCCAGAGGGCAGGAAACAGATTTTGTTGTCAAGGCGTTGGAGTTTTACAACCGCCATCTGCAACGAAGTAAGGCTCACGAAAGGTAAGCCACACACCGAGGGAGGGGTCTGTCTATGCGGAGGATAGCCATTTTTTCGGCTTCCCCCTCTCCACACCTCACCCCCTTAACTACTACCAAAACTATCCGAGAAAAGAAAAACTATGAGCTGTCCGATACAGGGCAGCTTTTTAGGTTAGTAAGGGAAATTTTCAATATCAACATTATCAGGAGGTAAGCGATGAAAATTCGTGGATTATTCAAAAAGGCTGCGGCTACGCTTATGGCTGCGGTCACGGCATTGTCGATTTTGCCTGCAACGACGGCGTTTGCAGCGGGTGACATCGGCACGATTTCCTTTAGTCACACCTACGACAGCAGCGGCAATGCTATGAGATACAATTCGAGTGCCACCTTTGACGGTCATACCGCAGGCGGCACGGGAAACTATAAGTACCGTATGTTTGTGGACGGAGAAAACGCCTTTTGTATTCAGCCCGGTGTACCGCTGAAAACAGGCAACACCTTGAAAAAGGCATCTTCGGACACTTGGAACGCCCTTTCTGCCAATCAGAAAAAGGCAGTCGGGCTTGCCCTGCTCTACGGGTATCAGGGCAACAAAGGAAATCTGACAGGAAGTGATGATGAGAAATGGCTTGCGACACAGACCCTTGTATGGGAGTTTGTCACGGGCTGTCGTGAAGCCACAGGCTCATTTAGCAAGACGAGCGATAAGGTTTACAGCCTGCACTTTGGCTCTAACTATGCTAACAGCGGAGCAAAGGCGGCATACGACCAGATTGTTTCGCTGATGGGCGGGCATCACACCATTCCGAGCTTTATGTCGGGCAGTAAAAACGGCATCACAAAGGAGCTTGCCTATAAGGACGGCAAATATACGCTGACCTTTACGGACAGCAACGGCGTCCTTTCCGATTATGCCTTTTCAAGCTCTGACAGTAAGGTAAGTGTGTCAAAATCTGGCAACAAGCTGACTATCAGCTCTACCAAAGCCTTTGACGGTACGGTACGCATTACCGCAACAAGAAACAATGTGCCGACAGTCAGCAGTAGTGCAAAGCTGATTGCCTACGGTGACCCGAACTTGCAGGACTTGGTAACAGGCGTTGAAAATGCCGATACCGTAGCCGCCTATATCAATGTGGAAACCCCGACAGGCACGATTGCCCTGAAAAAGACTTCCGAGGACGGCATTGTAGAGGGCATCCAGTTTACCATTAAGGGCAAGGACTTCAACCAGACAGTTAAGACCGACAAGAACGGTAATATTACCGTGGCAGGCTTAGTGCCTGACACCTACACCATTACGGAACAGGCGATTGATAAATATGAGCCGCAGCAGACCCAGACCGTTACCCTTATCGGCGGCAAGACCACAACCGTCACTTTCAGTAATGTCTTAAAGCGTGGAAGCCTTGAAGTGGTTAAAACTTCCGAGGATAATCTGGTGGAGGGCGTGAAATTCCACCTTTACGGAACTTCCCTTAGCGGTTATCCCGTTGATGAATATGCCGTAACCAATGCAAAGGGCGTTGCAAAGTTTGAAAATGTCCTTATCAGCGGCAACACCCCTTACACCTTAGAGGAAGTAGATACCGCAATCCGCTATGTCGTTCCTGCTTCCCAGACCGCACCGATTGAATGGAACAAGGTCACAAACCGCAGTTTCCACAACATTCTCAAAAAATTCAATGTGACGGTCACAAAGACCGATGCAGAAACAGGAAAGCCGCAGGGCGACGCTTCCCTTGCAGGTGCGGTGTATGGCATTTACAAGGGCGAAGAACTCATTGACACTTATACCACCGATGCAAACGGTCAGTTTACGACCAAGTATTATATTTGTGACAATGACTGGACTATCCGAGAAATCAGCTCGTCCGAGGGCTATCTGCTCGACACCACCATTCATAAGGTCGGTGCAGAGCCAGAGCTTTATACCGTGGAACTGAACAGCACGGAAAACGCCGTGAATGAACAGGTCATTAAGGGTAACATCTCCATTATCAAGCACACCGACAACGGCGAAACACAGATTGAAACACCTGAAGAAGGGGCTGTTTTTGAGGTTTATCTGAAAGCCGCAGGCAGCTATGAAGCAGCAAAGGAAACCGAGCATGATACGCTCACCTGCGATGAAAACGGCTTTGCCCAGAGTAAGGATATGCCATACGGCATTTATACCGTGAAGCAGACCTCTGGTTGGGAGGGTCGTGAGCTGATGAAGCCTTTTGATGTATTTATCAATCAGGACGGTCAGACCTACCGCTATCTTATCAACAACGCAAACTTTGAGAGTTATATCAAGATTGTCAAGAAAGATGCGGAAACAGGCAAGACAATCCCGTATGCAGGTGCAGGCTTCCAGATTTATGACCCAAGCGGCAGCCTTGTATCTATGACTTTCACTTACCCCGAAGTGACAACGATTGATACTTTCTACACCACCGCAGACGGCGACCTTATCACACCGCAGACTTTGGAATACGGCAAGGGTTATTCTCTGGTTGAGGTGCAAGCCCCTTATGGTTATGTGCTGAACTCCGAGCCTGTCTATTTTGATGTGGTGCAGGAAAATTCAGAAGAAGAAAGCGGCATTACCGTTATCGAAGTGGTACGCTCCAATATGGCACAGAAAGGCACAGTTACCGTAACTAAATCTGGCGAGGTGTTCAGCACCGTTGCAGGCGACAAAGGCTTGTATCAGCCTATCTTCTCTGTCGGCAATCTGGAGGGTGCGGTCTATGAGATTACCGCCGCCGAGGATATTTATACTCTGGACGGAACGCTCAGAGCTTCTAAGGGCGAGGTTGTGGATACTGTTACCACAGGCAAAGACGGTACGGCAAAATCCAAGGAGCTATATCTTGGAAAATACGAGGTCAAAGAGGTTACTGCTCCGTTCGGTTTCGTACTGAATGAGGAAATCCACGCCGTTGAGCTTGTGTATGCAGGTCAGGAAATCGCCGTAACGGAAACTGCCACAGGTTTTGTGAACGAGCGTCAGCGTGTGGAAATCGACCTTGTGAAAGCCCTTGAAATTGACAAGGATTACGGCGTGGGCGAAAACGGCGAGCTTGCCGATGTAACATTTGGCTTGTATGCCGCTGAGGAACTGACTGCCGCAGACGGAAAGACTATCCCTGCTGACGGTTTGATTGAGGTCATCTTCCTTAATGAGAACGGTCACGGCAAGGCAATCAGCGACCTGCCGATTGGCAACTACTATGTGCAGGAAATCAAGACAAATGCAGCTTATCTTACGAGCGATACTAAATATCCCGTAAACTTTGAGTATGCAGGTCAGGAAACCGCTACTGTCCACATCACGGCAAACGAGGACAACGCCATTGAAAACAAGCTGATTTACGGCTCTGTAAGCGGTAAAAAGTCTGACGAGGACGGAAAGGCTCTTGGCGGTGCTGTTATCGGCATCTTTAAGGTGGGTACAATCGAGTTTACAAAGGAAAATGCGATTAAGACTACCACATCGGCGGATGACGGTAGTTTTTCTTTTGCAAAAGTACCGTATGGAACTTGGGTAATTCGTGAAATCGAAAGCCCGAAAGGGTTTGTACTCTCCGAAGAAGAAATCCCTGTTACTATCGGAAAGGTTGACGAGGTTGTGGAAATCGAGCTTGTCAACTTCTATATCACAGGCAAAATTGAGCTGACAAAGGTGGACGAGGATTATCCTGAAAACAAGCTGACGGGTGCGGTCTTTGAGGTCTATGCCGATAAGAACGGCGACGGAAAGCTCGACAAGGACGATGAGCTGCTCGGAACAATGGGCGAAGTGGAAAAAGGCGTTTACCAGATGGGCGACTTAAGATACGGCAAATACCTTGTCCGTGAAAAGACAGCCCCAGAGGGCTTTGTGCTTGACGAAGGCGTGTATGGCGTATCCATTGAAGAAAACGGCAAGACCTATGCCGTAGAGAACAAAGCAGGCGTTGGCTTTATCAACACTGCACAGAAAGGCTCTCTGAAAATCGTTAATACTTCCTCTAATGGAAAACTGGAGGGCTTCTCTTTCAGGGTAACAGGCACGGACTATGACCAGACCTTTAAGACCGACAAAAACGGCGAAATCTTCATTGAGGGCTTGCGTATTGGCGAGTACACCGTTTCCGAGGTCAGCGACAATGCTTCCGCAGGCTATATTCTCCCTGCCGACAAGCAGGCAACGGTCAAGGTCGGAGTAACCACGATTGTCCAGATGCACAACGAGCTTCGTGACACACCGAAAACAGGCGATGACTTCAATCCTGCCTTGTGGGTAAGCCTTGCGGCAGTATCCCTTATCGGTGCAGGCGTTCTCGGCGTTGTTGGCTTTAAGGGCAGAAAAAAGAAAAAGGAGGACTAAGGAATGGACGCAAAGACTATCATTGCCATTGTGCTTGTCGTCTTTATCGGCGGTGCGGCACTCTGGCTCAATATCCGTCACAGAAAGAATAAGTGACCCATAAAATGCAGGAACGGGGGCGGCTGAAATATGCCGCCCTCTTTCCATATATGGAGGTATCCAATGCGGAACTTAAAGACCGTTGAAAAGAAAGTCAGAGCTATTCTGGAAAAGAACGAAGATGCCCGAAATGACGATATGGTGCTGTACCTTGCCCTTTGTAATGTGTGCCTGAAAGATGCGGGGGCAATCCCCCTTGCGGAAATAATGACACAGTATAAATATCTCGGTCTGCCGAGCTTTGAAAGTGTCAGCAGGACACGCCGCAAATTGCAGGCGAAGCACCCAGAACTGTCAGGCAACGCCCGTATGCAGCGGCTTCGGGCAACAGGCGAAAAGGCATATCGGAAGTATGCCAAAGAATGAGAGGTGTCTATGGACGAAGAAAAACGCTCCAATGGGAGCTATGAAATCATAGAGAGCTGTACTATCGGGAGTAACGAGCTTGTCATCGGTCATAACCCTAATGCCCCTAACCCTTATGTGTGTTGGTACTGTAAGGGCGGCGATAACTATTTCTGGGGCTACTACTGCAATGATATTTCTGTCGCACGGGAGAAGCTGAATGAACGGTATCAAACGGAGTGCCGTATGCCGTACAATCAAGCTGCCCCGAAGCAGAAAAATGGTGATGACCGTGAGCGATAAGCAAAAGAAATATGACTGTACGATCTGTCCTTATCCCCGATATAAGGACGGGGCAATTATTTTTTGTGATGTCTGTATCCGTAAGATTTTAGACGAGCAGAAAGCTAAAAAAGAACGAAAGGAGCAGCCGAATGAGTGAAGAAAAAAGAATGCTTGGTAATTATGAAGTGACCCAGAGCATCTATGTTGGGGATAAAGAGGTTGTGCTTGCCGTGGATAAAAAGGAACAGTATTCCTTTTTAGTCTGCTACTGCGACTACCACAACCCGCTGTCAGCAGCGTGGGCAACTGAGGGCGTTGCTTCCGATGATTATCTGGAAGCAATGGAGATTTTCACGGAACGGGTACAATCCCAGATTGACCGCACCAGAGCCGAGCTGTCAAAGTTTCCTTTTGACAAAGCCGTGTTCACAAAGGAGTATTGTATTCCTGACGACCATAAAAGCAATATCGTCGGCAAGGTTGTCGTTCTCAATGCCGAGCCGAAGCGGTATGAATATCAGCACCCTGCCTATCAGCTTATCTTGGCTGAGGGCGGCAACGGTGCAACAGGCGGCAGAGGTCAGGCGGTGTTTGGCACTTGCCTTGCCACGGGCGAAAGAGCCAGATGGGAAAGGTACGATGTGCTTGGGGAAATCAAGCCCGAATGTATGCCCGATTGGGCAAAAGAAGCCCTTGCCAAAGTCAAGGGGCAGGAAAAAGCCCCGAAGCACAAGGATTTAGAACGATAGGAGGACTGACAAATGGCAGTAAACCAGAAAGCGGTCAAGGTCTTAAACAAGATTTTGGAAGCAGGTTTTACCGATGAAAAAGCCATTGCCGCTATGACAATGGACGATATTCTCTCAATGCAGGGTATTACGGTTGCGGATATTTCCCTTATCAATGACCTGCAAAAAAGTATCAAGGCAAACAAGGTCATTTCCTTTTTTGGCGGCGATGCCAATGAATGACCCAAAATAAATCTATAAGGAGGTGTAAACCTAATGGCTGCGAAGTATCAGCTAATCACAGAGCTGTATCGGCGTACAGGTGTTGCGGTTGCGAAAAATCCGCAGGCGTGGCAGGGATTTTTAGCTGCCGCCTGCCGCAACTATAAATGCCGCTTTGACGAACAGCTCCTAATCTATGCCCAACGCCCTGATGCCGTTGCCGTGGCACAGCTTGAAACTTGGAACAAACAGTTTCGGCGGTGGGTCAATAAGGACAGCAAAGGCATAGCGGTCTTTGACCCGAAAGGTCGCAGGAACACGCTGAAATATTACTTTGATGTGTCAGATACGCACGAAGGGTATTATGGCAGCCGCCCCGTTCCGATATGGCAGATGAATGAGCAATACGAGCAGGCTGTTATGGAAAGGCTCTCGGACAGGTTTGGAGAGGTGGAAGGCTCTGACCTTGCTTCTGTCTTAATGGAAACGGCAAAGAACGCTGTTGAGGACAATCTTCCAGATTATTTTTCACAGTTAAAGGACTGCACAAAGGACAGCTTTTTAGAAGAACTGGACGATTTCAATGTAGAGGTCATATATAAGCGGCTGGCAGCAAACAGCGTTGCTTTTATGCTGATCAGCCGCTGCGGTCTGGACACGGGCGAGTTTTTTGACCGTGAGGATTTTCAGGATATTATCAATTTTAATACCCCTGCCACCATTAACGCCCTCGGTATTGCAACGAGCGATATTGCGGAAATGGCACTCAGGGAAATCTCCCTGACTATCCAAGATGTGCAAATGGCAGAGAAAACCCAAAATCGCACCTTTGTACCGAAACCGCAGGCTCGGTATGATATAGGCAGAGAACAACCCGAAAGGAGCAAATACAATGAACGAAATCACTTACACCAAACAGGGCGATTATCTTATTCCCGACCTGACATTAGCGACAGAGCCAGAGCTTCCGCTTGGCAGATACGCTTTGATGCACAGGGATTATCTGGAGCAGCACAAGAGAGTGACCTACCTCAACCTGCTGACAACGGGCAGGCTGAACGAATACCTGCACAAGACAGAGCAGACGGCACTACAACGGTTGGAGCTTCTGACGAAGCAGCTACAAGCCGAACAGGGCGTGACCGAGGAACTGAAAGCGAAAGTCCCGATGCAGTGGGTCGGACTGATGAACAACATCCGCAGTCAGGCGGAGGAAGTGATACTGACCGAGCTGATTTACAATTAGACAGGTCACAACCCGCCGATGAAAGCATCGCCAATGAAACCGAGGTCAGGGCTAATCTCCCTACCGTAGACGAGCAGATTGAAATGATAGCTGAAGCAGAGGACGAAAAATCCTCTGCTTTTGTTGTTTCACAGGAAGATATTGACTCTGTTCTGGTATCGGGAAGCGGTTTTCAAAATGGGAAGTACCGTATCTACCGTCAGTTTGGAAAGCATGAAGATAATCATTATTATAGTATGTGCGACAGGCGTAATTCTGGTAGTGGCTACCTGCATGGCGGTAAAAACCGTCAGTTTATATGAGTTGGATTAGGAGCAGCTTATGAAGAAGGAATCCAATGAAGTCAGATATAAGCTGGCAGAATTGCTGCTTAAAAAGATGCAGGAAAACGGTCTTATAAGCGAGGAAGAAAGGGAAAAAATCGCTGTTTTGAACATTGAGACTTTTTCTCCTGAACTTGTCAAAGTATATCTGTAAAAACGCTAGATATAATGAAAAAAGTGTGGTAGTGTATGTTGCTAACAAGGGAGCAATTCCTTGAAATAAAAGGGAAGGAGAACCTAAGATGGCTAAAAAAGTAACGGTCATAAATGTGATTTCCGAAAGCATACATACACAGCCACAGCAGAGATTAAAGGTGTGTGCCTATGCCAGAGTCAGTACCGGCTCAAGGGCGCAGGCAGAATCCTATGCCACACAGGTAGAATATTACACCGAAAAAATAGAAGGAACCCACTCTGGGAATTTGCAGGAGTGTATGCAGATGAAGGAATTACCGGAACCAAGGTAAAGGGCAGGGATGATTTCAAGGCCATGGTAGCCGCCTGTGAAGAGGGAGATATCGACCTGATCCTGACCAAGTCCATAACGAGATTCGCCAGAAATACTGTGGAATGCATACAAACCATCCGTAAATTAAAGGCAATCGGTGTGGGGATTTATTTTGAAAAAGAGAATATAAACACATTAACCGAAGCTAGTGAACTGATGCTGACAATACTGGCATCCGTAGCACAGGGAGAATCGGAAGATTTTTCGGGCAATAACCGCTGGGCAATCATCAACCGTTTTGAGAACGGTACCTTTATCGTAGGAACGCCGGCATACGGATACCGTAAGGATGAGGACGGAAACCTTATCCTAGAGGAGACTGAGGCAGAGGTGGTAAGGTGGATTTTTGAAAGTTACTTAAATGGCATGGGAGCTATGTGATTGCCAAGATACTGAATGAGCATGGGATACCGACTATACGTGGATGTGAGAAATGGCAGGACAGCGTAGTTAAAAATATTTTGATGAATCCGGTGTATGAGGGAGATGCCCTGCACCAGAGAACCTACACCGAAAAGCAGTTTCCATTTACCAGAAAGGTAAACTATGGACAAATGAATATGTATCTGACCAAGGATGCCCATCCACCCATCATAACCCATGAGGAAGCAGAGGCGGTACGGAGTATCATGGAGTACCGGAGCAGGACGCTGAATATGAATGGGGAAAGATGCCAGAACAGGTATATTTTCTCAAGCAAAATTATTTGTGGGGATTGTGGAAGTCATTTCCGCAGGCAGAAAATATACATAGGAAAACCATATGAGAAAATCATCTGGACCTGCCATAAGCATGTGGAGGATAAGGAGTCCTGCCATATGAAAGCAATCAGAGAGGATGTATTGCAGCAGGCATTTGTAGATATGTGGAATAAGCTGTACACCAATCAGGGAACCGTACTGGAACCTTTACTGAAAGCCTTAACGGAGCTGGCAGCAAGTAAGCCGGATACCGAAGAAATCGAACAACTGGATAATGAGATACACTCCTTAAGCGAGCAGAGCCAAATCCTGAATCAAGTAATGAAGAAGGGATATATGGACTCTGCTCTTTTTATGGAGAAAAATAATCTGCTGGCTCACAGGCTGACGGAATGCAGGCGAAGGAAAACGCTCCTTGCAAGAAAGCATAAGAGAACCAAGGAGATTGTGAGGACGGAGCAGCTTATCGGACTATTAAAGCAGGAAGGATATCAGAGGGAGTTCAAGGAAGAATTGTTTGACATGACGGTAAAGGAAATTCGCATATCCCTGGACCATGAAATCAACTTCTGCCTAAAGAATGGTCTGGTACTGACAGAAAAGGAAGGAGGCAGTGAGGATGCAGTGGCATACACCAATCGGGTATAAGGTTCTGAATGGAAAAATAGTGGTTTATGAGGAACACCGTAAAATCGTAGAGCAGATTTTCAGAGATTACGACAGCGGAATCTCAGCCCTTCGGATAGCAAAGGATTTAAAAGATAGAGGCATAAAAAATGCCCATGACAGGGTAGGCTGGTCCCACGCCTCCATAGGCAGGATACTGGAGAATTACAACTACCTTGGTACCGAGGATTATGAGCAGATCATAGATAAGGAACTGTTTGAAAGAGTACAGAAAAAAAGGGAGCAGGTACGGACACGGGGAGCCGGGGAAAGCACAGACCGAACAAAAGGGAAAGGCTCATATTCAGCGGAGTGCTGCGATGTGCAGAGTGCGGATGCCCCTACAGCCATATTCAGCCACACAGTAAGAGAGTGAATGGAATACCCAAGTGGAAATGTAAAAATTATGTGTACCAGAACAGGGTATCCTGTGGTGGCGGTTTTATATCGGACAGGCAGGTAGAAGAGGTATGTACCATAGCCATAAATAAGCTGATACAGAATCCCGGACTGACAGAGAAATATGAAAAGAAGGAACAGCAGGTCAGTCCCGAATACCGCAGAATTACAAGTAGCATAGCAGATGCTGAAGATATAGGAGCCGATGAGATGACGGCACTTTTATTTAAGCAGGCTTCTAAGCGGTACAAAACGCTGGAGGTCAGGGATGAGGATATCAAAGCAGAGGAAATGAGGGAAGCACTTGTAGGAAGAGAGGAAATCGGGGAATTTGATGAGGAACTGTACCGGAAGCTGATAAAGCAGATTGTGGTGTACAAGGACGATTCCGTAAGAGTAATTTTCCCTAACAATAACAGTATCAAGATAGGCTACCGGGATTTATAGGAGCCGGAAAGGAGCAGATATGCCACAGACAGCGATAAAGAAGAAAGTATCCATGATACCTGCGAAACCGCAGTATGACAGGAGTATCAAGCTGTCAGAGAAGAAATTGCGGGTAGCAGCCTACTGCCGAGTCAGTACAGAGCTTGAGGAGCAGGAGAGCAGCTACGAGGCACAGGTGGAATATTATACTCGAAAAATACAGGAAACAGACAACTGGAAGATGGCCGGGATTTATGCCGATGACGGAAAAAGTGCAACCAACACTAAAAAACGTGACGATTTCAATGCCATGATAAAAGATGCACTGGACGGAAAAATCGACATGATACTGACAAAGTCGGTAAGCAGATTTGCAAGAAATACAGTAGACTCCCTGCTGACCATAAGAAAACTGAAGGAAAAGAATGTAGCAGTGGTTTTCGAAAAAGAGGGTGTCAACACCTTGGATGGAACCGGAGAAATTCTGATTACCATCTTAAGCAGTCTGGCACAGGAAGAAAGCCGTAACATCAGTGAGAACACCAGATGGGGTGTGGTCCGAAGGTTTGAAAATGGCAAGATGATAGTCAACCATAACAAATTCATGGGTTACACGAAAAACGAAAATGGCGATCTGGTCATTGTACAGGAAGAGGCAGAAATCGTGAGGTTGATTTTCAGGCTATATCTGGAAGGATACAGCGCCAAAAAGATAAGCCAGTACCTAGAGGAGAATGGCATAAAAACAGCAACCGGGCAGGATAAGTGGTATGACTCGGTAATCTTTAAAATGCTCCGCAATGAAAAGTACATGGGAGATGCCCTGCTACAGAAGACCTACACCGTAGATTTTATGACCAAGAAAAAGGTCATCAACAAGGGAATCGTGCCACAGTATTATGTGGAAGATGACCATGAGCCAATCATACCGAAGGAATTATTTTACCGGGTGCAGGAAGAACTGGCGAGACGTGCATCCATGAATAAATCAGCGGTCACGCGCAAGAAGAACCAGAAAAGTAAATTTTCCTCAGAATATGCCCTCACCGGTTTACTACTCTGTGGAGACTGTGGGCAGGAGTACAGAAGAGTCACATGGTCCAGAAATGGCAAAAAGAAGATTGTGTGGCGGTGTAGCAACCGACTGACAAACGGAACCAAGCACTGTAAAAAATCCGAGACACTGGAAGAGGGAGTATTGAACAGAGCAGTCATGGAGGCCATAAACAGAATTACCAGAGGAGATGGGGATTTTGTAGGAGCCTTCCGCCAGAACGTCATCCAGGTAATCGGAAGCTACAACGGAGAGCAGGAACCGGATGAATACGATGAAAAAATCAAAGAAAAGGAAGAAGAGATGGTGGCTCTGATTGCGGAGAATGCAAGGGTAGGCTCTTACACCGATGAATTCGATGAGAGATACCGCAGGATTGCAGAAGAAATCAACACCTTAAAAGAGGAGCAGATAGAGGCCAGACGGAAGAAAAAGCTGGCTGACAGTTATGAACAGCGGTTGAAGGATATGGACAGTTTCCTAGAGAAGCAGACCTGCCAGATACCAGAATTTGATAATGACCTTGTGAGAAGACTGATAGCAAGCATCAAGGTAGTCTCTGCCGAGAAGCTGATTATCCAGTTCCAGTCGGGAATCGTCATGGAGCAGGAAATCAGATATGAGTAAATGACAGGCAGGGATGACAACTGAATAGGGAAACGGAATTCCTGCCTGTATTTATGGTAAGAATAAAATGCCCGATGGGTTCGGGCGTTTTATTGTTGGCATAAATTAATAATAAGAGATTTGGATTGGAGTTATATATAATTTGTTGTATAATGTTGAAAGAGAAGGACTTGTGAAATTATTGTTGATTAAGAGGAAAGACAAATGGCACAGTTTAGAATAAAAACTAGTAAAAATGAAGTATTATGCCCAAGCGAAATGGAGAAGCATGAAAAGAAATCATTATTTGATAAATGCAAAGATGAAAAACTGAAACTTTTTTGCAATTGTAATGGGGCTTGTGAATATAAAGTGCGTAATGGAAATTGGGCAATATATCCATGTAGTCAAGGAAAACAAGCAGAACACGAGGATTGGTGCCCGAAATCGAAAGTATACTTAGATAAACGCGATTATAATGCTGGATTTTTGATTGATGATGAGACAGGGGAGGTCCGGGTGCATTTGTCAGAACCACTAATGCATCGGGAGCAAAACGATGATGAAGCGAATGAAAATGGACCAAATGAAAATGTTCCACGAAATCATGATGGGGGAGACAGAAGATATCCTCAGCATCAGCAAGGAGAAATTACGATTTCTGCTATGATAAAAAAGATGAATATGCTTACATTTAAGCATGTTGCATTTTACAAAGGAAATAATGAGACAGTGTATCCTAAAACGAATGTAATGATTAAGAAAATGTTTTGGGCGGAAAAGAGGACAAGGATAGGAACTAAGAAAAAGAGTATTGCTGATTTAGACCGTCTAAAAGATGGTCTGGAATTTGTATATAAAGAATTAGCAGAGATACCTACATATAAAGCAGATGATAGGATTACACGTTTAGTAATAAAAGAAGAGAAAGATGGTAAGGCGTTAACAGTTCCGGTTTATACACAAGAATTGATTAGAGCGCTTGAGGAGTACGAAAATACTTATGCGACCGATGACCTATCAAATAGGAATATTATTTTAGCTGGATTTCGAGATAAGTATGCAATGTATAGCTTAAGATTTCTTTTAGTAAACGATTATGGGTTGTTTTCTGAGAGTAATTATGAAGTGCAGATGTATAATGCATTTGTGAAATAA